TCTTCCGATCTGAGAGGCGCACGGGGGAGCTTTCATTTTTCTTACGCAAAATTAAATCTAAATCGTGTGGGTATAGATATACCAAACTAAAACCAGTTTAAGTTCAGATGGATATAAATAAAATACATAACCAAGATTGTTTGGAAGCTATGAAGCTGATGCAAGACAATGAGTTTGATTTAGCTATTGTTGACCCTCCTTATGGAATAGATGCTGATAAAAAAAATAATGGAGCAAATAGTAAAAGGCACTTAGAAACATCTAAAGCTAAAATTAATACATATAAAAAATCTAATTGGGATAAAAATGTTCCATCTATTGATTATTTTATTGAACTTAAAAGGGTAAGCAAAAATCAAATTATATGGGGAGTTAATTATTATCATTATGACTTACTTAGTGGAGGAAGAATATATTGGGACAAGTGCGTAACAATGCCAACATATTCTGATGGCGAACTAGCTTATTGTAGTTTTATTAACTCAATCAAATCTTATAAATTCGCTTGGCACGGAATGATTCAAGGGGATATGAAAAACAAAGAGCATAGAATCCATCCAACACAAAAACCAGTTAAGTTATACGAGTGGCTACTTATGAACTACGCAAAAGAAGGAGATAAGATACTTGACACTCATTTAGGTAGTGGCTCAATAGCCATAGCTTGTCACAATTTAGGTTACGATTTAACTGGCTATGAGCTTGACAAAGAATACTACGACAACGCTATCAAAAGAATAAAAAACCACCAAGCACAAACTAGAATATTTTGAGAGGGAGAAAAAAAACACCAACAAAAGTAAAGGAGCTAAAAGGCACACTAGAGAAATCCAGGTTAGTGGGAAATGAAATGGATACATCTCAAGTTGTTAGTATGCCTTCAGCTCCCTCCTTTCTCAATAAACAAGGCGCAGACGAATGGGACTTAGTGACTAACGAACTAGCTAACATTAAGATGTTACACTTGACGGACTTATCAATCTTAGCAGCGTACTGTAATGAGATTGGTATTTATAGAGAGATAGCTCAAGAGTTACAAGGCAACTTTACCGAGCAGACTGTAGACAAAGATGGTAGACTAAGGTCTAGTAAGATTGCACCAAAGTATAAGGTAATGCAAAACGCTTTACAGAATGCTATGAAAATTGCTACGCAATTTGGATTTACACCAAGCTCAAGAGCATCTCTTAGTATGCCAGAGCAAGATGAGGAAAGGACTGACGATTTTAATTTCTTTGACTAATGAAACTTAAAGAGGACAAGACTTTTTACTTTGATGACAAGGCAGCAGATAGATGTGTTTACTTTATAGAGAATCACATTAAGCATATCAAAGGAGAGTTAGGAGGTCAGCCATTTAAGTTAGAACCATTTCAGAAAACAATAGTTAGAGATTTATTCGGTTGGAAGTATCGTGATAGTGGCCTAAGAAGATTTAGAACTGCTTATATATGTCTACCAAGAAAGAACGGTAAGTCTACTTTAATAAGTGCAATAGCTTTGTATATGTTACTAGCCGACAACGAGCCTTCGGCTGAGTGTTATATCGCTGCTGGAGATAGACAACAAGCTGGTATTATATTTGACGTAGCTAGTGGTATGGTTAGAGCTGACAATCAACTAAACAAGAATCTAAAAGTATTTAAGAACTCTATTATCCACGAGAAAAGCAACTCAGCATTTAAAGCTATTAGTTCTGAGGCAAGTTCTAAGTTTGGATACAACGCTAGTTTTATTTGTATGGATGAATTCTTTGTCCAGAAAGATTCTAGCCTATGGGATGCCTTGACCACTTCGGTTGGTAGTAGGAGACAGCCAATGACAATAGCCATTACTACTGCTGGTTATAACCGAGAGTCTATATGTTACAAGACTGAGGAGTATGGTCGTAAAGTATCTGAGGGTATAATTAAAGATGATAGCTTCTACTATGTTAAGTATTTCTGTGACTTAGAAACTGATTGGACTACAGAGGAAGCATTGAGAATAGCTAATCCAGGAATAGAAACTGGTGTAGTTAAATTAGACTATCTTAAAAGAGAACAAGAGAAAGCTATCAAGCTCCCTAGCTATGAGAATACTTTTAGAATGTTACATCTTAATCAATGGATGTCATCAGCTAGTAAATGGCTTAGTGACCAGCAATGGATGGAGTGTAACAAAGCTCCAATAAACTTAGAGGATTACAAAGGTATGACAGCTTACGCTGGACTTGACTTAGCTAGTGTTCGAGATGTTTCTGCTTTTGTTTTAATCATTCCAGAAGATGATAGATTTACAGTAATCCCTTACTTCTTTGCTCCTAAAGAAAATGCTTTTATTCGTTCAAGACGTGACCAAGTAGACTACATAGGTTGGGAGAAAGAAGGACTAATGGAACTAACAGAGGGCGATGTCACAGACTACAACTACATAAAACTTAGAATAAAAGAAGTTGCTGAGGTTGTAAACATTAAGTCGATAGCCTACGATAGATGGAATAGCTCCCAGCTTATCCTGGATTTAGTAGAAGAGGGTTTACCTTGTGAACCTTTCGGTCAAGGATTTGGTAGTCTCTCAAGTCCGACCAAAGAACTCGAGAAAATCGTACTAGGCAAACAGATTAATCACGCTGGTAATAAAGTACTTCGTTGGATGTGTTCTAACTTAGCTATGAAAACAGACCCAGCTGGAAACATTAAAATGGATAAGAGTAAGTCAAGCGAAAAGATTGACGGAATGGTTGCGCTTGTTATGGCTTTAGGCTGTTATATGAATGACGATAGTAGCGACATTTCTACCTATGATGATAGGGGTATTGTATGGATTTGACTTTTGCGATTTCTCTTATCTTTGTAATGTAATTACAATTTTATGGGACTATTTGACTTCTTGCGTTCTGAGAAGAGGGGCGATAATTTTTTAAAGGCAGTTTTCGGTGGCTATGGTGCAGCCAACAGAACAGCAGTAACTAGAGATACATCTTTAACATTTAGTGCAGTCTTTGCGTGTGTTAGAGTTATTAGTGAATCAATAGCAAGTCTACCTATAAAAGTTTACAGAGTCGAGGAGGATGACGACAAGATAACTGACGTCAGCCATCCAATCTACCGACTACTAGCTCGTAATCCAAACGAGTATATGACACCATACACATTCCTAGATACTCTAATGACTAACTTATTACTAGAGGGGAATGCGTATTTTTATATTGAGAGAGATAGCAACGCTAGACCAATAGCATTAATACCTATCAATCCACAAGACGTTAAGGTAATTAAGCACGAAGGTCAAATCTATTACGACATCAAAGACTATGAGATAGGAGTTATGAAAGAGGATATGTTACACTTCTTCAATCTATCGTTTAATGGTTGTGAGGGAGTTAGCGTATTAAAAGCACAGAACACTACAATAGCAACGTCAATAGCTGCTAACGATACAGCTAATAGTTATTTAGGAAACTCTGCTCAAGTAGGTGGAGTGATTAAACATCCAGGCAAACTAAGTAAAGAAGCTGTTGCAAGACTTAAAAATAGTTGGAATCAAAACTACTCTGGTTCTTTTGTAGCTGGTAAGACTGCTATACTTGAAGAGGGTATGACGTTTGAGCAAACTAATATTGATGCTAATAAATATCAGCTTTTAGAGACTAGACGTTTTCAGATAGAGGAAGTAGCTAGAATATTTAAAGTGCCATTGTCTTTGATTGGCCACTTAGAGAAAGCTGCTAACTATTCATCTATTGAGGCTTTAAGTATTGACTTCGTTAGATTTACTCTTATGCCTTATATGGTAATGGTAGAACAAGAGCTTAACAGAAAACTATTTAGAGAAACAGAGTTTGGCTCATTTACTATTAAGCTAGATGCAAACGCTTTACTAAGAGGAGATAGCTCATCTCGTGCAAGTTATTACAGAGAGATGGCTTCTATTGGTGCTTTGTCTATTAATGAGATTAGACGAATGGAAGACTTAAATAGAGTAGGTCCAGAAGGCGACCAGTTATTCATGCCGTTAAACTTTGCTCCAGTTGGAGACGTAGAAGAGGAAGATAAAGAGTAATGCCGATACCTACTAAAAATATAGACGAGACTAACGAGGAGTTCATCGAGAGATGTATGGCTGATGATACTATGGTAGAGGAGTATGAAGACGACCAAAGGTTAGCTATATGTTCTTTACAATTAGAAGAGGACAGAGCGTTAGATGATATAAACACTAAGCCTACACAAGAGATGGCTGACGAAGCTGCACAAGGCTTAGAATGGCGTGAGGAGTTTGGTAGAGGTGGAACAGAGGTAGGCGTTGCAAAAGCTAGAGATATTAAGAACAGAGTAAATCTTAGTATCAAATCAATAAAGAGAATGTACTCTTATTTTAGTAGGCACGAAGTAGACAAAGAAGGTCAAGGCTTTTATAGTGGAGACGAAGGTTATCCATCTGCTGGTAGAATAGCTTGGGCATTATGGGGCGGAGATGTTGGCTTTGCTTGGACTAAAAGAAAGATAGAAGAAATAGGTAAAGAAGAAAAATTTATAAATATGAAAAATAAAGAAATAAGAACATTTAATGTTCAAGACTTAGAGCTAAGAATGGACGGAGAGAATCCAGTAGTAGTAGGCTACGGAGCTGTGTTTAATAGTGAGTCTAACGACTTAGGTGGATTTAGAGAGTTTATAGCTCCTGGTGCTTTTGAAGGTCGATTAGAGGACGATGTACGTTTCTTAATTAATCACGATGGTTTACCACTAGCTAGAACTACTAACGGAACGCTAAGACTATCTGTTGATGAGAGAGGTCTAAAGTACGAAGCTAAATTAAATCCTAATGTATCAACGTCAAGAGACTTAATCGAGTTACTAAAAGACGGTACTATTAACCAGTCTAGCTTTGCATTTATTGTAGAGGATGACTCTTGGGAGATGAGAGACGGAACTAACTACAGAACGATTAACAAAGTATCTAGGCTTTACGATGTAAGCTCTGTAACTTACCCAGCTTATGATGCTGCTAGTAGCTCTGTCGCTTTACGTTCTATGGAACAATGGCAAGAAAAAGAAGAAGCTAAAAAACTAGAAGAAAGTTTAGAGGCTGAAAAATTAGAGGGTATAAAAGAAGAAGAAGATTTGAAACAGCGCTCCCTCAATGAAATGCGTTTAAAAATCTTAAAAAATAAATATTAATATTAATTTTCTATAAAATGAAAAACTCAAAATCTTACAAAGAGGAAAGAGCTGAGGTTATCGAAAAGATGGAAGGACTTGTAGCATCTGCTGAAGGTCGTGACTTATCTTCTGATGAGCAAAGCAACTTTGACTCTTTAAATGATAAAGTAGAGGAGTTAAATAAGATGGCAGTTCGTGCTGAATCTTTTGAGAAACTTCAAGCTACTAAAGCTGTTAAAGAAGTAACAGAAAACACTCCTAGCGAAGTGAGAGACTATTCTTTCCAAGACGCTATGAATCAAGCTGCTACTGGTCGTTTAGAAGGTCTTGTAAAAGAGATGGACCAAGAAGCTCGTAACGAGGCTCGTTATACTGGTCAATCATTTAAAGGTATTGCTATACCATCTACAATCTTAACTCGTGCTGCTGTAGCTACTGCTGCTGGTAACGCTACTGAGGTTATGGCTTGGACTGACCAATTAGAAGCAAACTTAGTTTTAGCTTCTGCTGGTGCTAATTTCTACTCTGGTGTAGACAATATGAAGTTCCCAGTATTTAGTGCTATCAACTCTGGCTTTGTTGCTGAGACTGGTGGTTCTGCTCCAGCTGCTAATGGTACTGCTTCTAGTGTAACATTATCTCCTAAGAAACTTATCTCTATCGTAAATGTTTCTGCTGAGGCTATCGCTCAAAACGCTTCTATCGAAGCTGCATTGAGAAGAAATATGGCTCAATCTGTTGCTTCTACTTTAGAAGCTGCATTATTAGGTGCTTCTGACGTAACTAACGCTCCAGAATCTATCTTCGCTGATTCTACTACTGCTGTAACAGGTGTTACTGCTGCTGATTGGATTAGAATGGAAACTGACTTAATTGAGAATGGTGTTCAAATTAACGGAGCTAGAATGGCTTACTTATTAGACCCATCTGCTTACGCTACTGTAAAAGCTTTAGCACAAGTTGCTGATGTTTCTCCTATCTGGGACAACGCTAGAAAAGAGCTTAACGGCTACTTCTCTTTCGTATCTCCTAACGTAGGTAACGGTGGAACTGCTGGTAAAGACCACGCTCTATTCGGAGACTTCTCAAAATGTCACATTGCTCAGTTCGGTGGTTTAGACGTTATTTATGACATCTATACTAACGCTGGAACTGGAGAGCCAAGATACATCTTGACTTCTTTAGTAGACGGAGATTGTGTTCAGAATGACACTGCTTTTGTTAATTTAATTGAAGCATAATTTGTTTATTTTAACGGAGGGAGTGGAAACACTCTCTCCATTAATTTTTTTTAAATGGAATACTATAACTACAACTTCAACACATTAAGAGGCTCTGACTATGTGCCTTATGGTAAGTTAGTTCTAAAGACTGCTCCAACGTCTACGGTAATATCATTATCAGAGGCTAAAGCATTTTTAAGAATAGACTCAGACTATGACGATGACAATACTTATATTACGTCTTTGATTAATGTTGCTACGCAAGTTGTAGAAGAGTTCACTAGACGTAGACTAATGACTCAGACGTACAATATTTTTTACGATGAGTTCCCTCCTTATATAGACTTACAAGTGGGAGATGTTGCTAGTGTTACACATATTAAGTATTACGATGCCGACAATACATTACAAACTTTAGCTGCTTCTAATTACGATGTAGATACTAAGGTAAGACCAGGAAGAATATATGAATCGGAGAATGGAGACTATCCAAACACTTACGAAAGACCAAACGCTGTAGAGGTTGAGTTTATAGTAGGTGGCACAGCGAGTGACGTTCCAGCTCCAATAGTACAAGCTATTTATATCATCGTTGGTCGATACTATGAGAACCGACAAGATGTTGTTACTGGAACTATTGCTAGTGAATTACCTTTAATGGTAGACCACTTATTAACTCCTTACCGATTGCTTGAACTATGATAATAGGCAAACTAGATAGAAAGTTAAAACTATATACACAGACTTACTCTACTAACGCTTATGGCGAGAGAGTAGTATCTGACAATAGTTACGTTACCATCTACGCAGACTTTGATTTCAAAGGTGGTAATACTAACTTCGATGCTGATGCCTTAATCAATGACGAGCGTATAGAGTGCTTAATAAGATACAGAACTAACATTGGAGTAAGTCCACAATATTTTATCTCTAATGGCTCTACTAATTATTCTATAAAAAGTATTAAGCAAGTAGGTCGTAAAGATGCTATGGTGCTTCTATTAGAGAAGAATGACGTAGTAGATTTATCACAAACAGCTCCTAATCAATTTGTCTTTACTATTGACACAGAGAATACATCTAGTGGCTCTAGCTTGAATACTCAATTTATGATGCCATTAGTTAGTGGTGGTAGTTATAACGCTGTAGTAAACTGGGGAGATGGCTCAAGCGATACAATAACAAGTTACAATCAACAAGAGGTTACACACACTTATAGTAGTGCTGGACAATACGAAATAAGCATAGAGGGAACATTACAAGGTTGGCAATTTAATAACGCTGGAGATAAGCTTAAAATGCTTGACGTAAAACAATGGGGAGTATTAGATTTATCTACTTCTGCTGCTTTTTATGGATGCACTAATTTAGATGCTAGTGCTACAGATGCTCCTACTGTTTCTAGTACTTCTTTTGATACTATGTTTAGAGATTGTACTAACTTTAATGGAGCAATAGGCAACTGGGATATAAGTACCGTAACAAATTTACAACAATGCTTCTTTAATTGTTCTACATTTAATAAAAGTTTAGATAATTGGAATGTGAGTAATGTAACTAATATGCTGCAAATGTTTTACAATTGCACATCTTTAGACCAAGACTTAAACTCGTGGGATACTTCTAATGTTGAAAGAATGGACAATATGTTTTTTAATTGCTCACAATTCAACGGCGACATATATAGTTGGGATACTACTAACGTAGAAAATATGAGCTATATGTTCTACAACTGTGACCTATTCGACCAATCTCTAGCAGCGTGGACTATTGCAAATGTTACTAACTTTACTAACTTTATGCAGAACGCTACTGGTCTAAGCACTTCTAACTACGATGCAACGCTAATAGCTTGGGCATTACAAACAGTAAATAGTGGATTAAGTATAAACTTCGGAGGCTCACAATTTACAGAGTCAGCTTATGCTTCAAGATTCAGCTTAATAGAGGATGATAGTTGGACTATTGTTGATGGTGGTATCTTTGACCCAACACCAGCCGATTACATAAGCATACTAACAACAAGAGTAGTAGCTGCTGGAGGAGTAGTTGAGAACACTACAGATAGCCAAGCATTCTTACAAACATTAAATGACATAAGCTAATGGCAGACGGACTATTAAATAAAGCAAGTATAATCTTAACTCCTACTGGTTACAAGGCTGGTACGCTTTACAACGTAGCACCAGTAGTAGAGCCTTATGAGGACTTTGACTTTGCTAGAAGTTCAACTGCTACAAGAATAAATTCAAGTGGATTAGTTTCTAATGTAGCTACTGGAGTGCCAAGAATAAGCTATGATAGTAATGGAGATAATGGTCATATATTGTTAGAGCCTACTTCTACTAATCTTGTTCCTTATAGTGAGGATTTTAGTCAGTGGACTAATGTAAGTGCTACGCTAACACCAAATCAATCTAGTCCAGATGGCTCTGATAATGCTTATATAGTAGAGGATGATAATCCTAGTGCTTATGAAAGAGTAGATGAAACTATAACAACAACTGCTACACCACATACTTTTTCTGTATTTATTAAAAAGAAAACAAGTGCAGTAAGTTCTTATGGTGGAATACAAATGGGAGTGGGGTTTTCTTATGTAATATTTGATAGTTATAATGGAACATATAATCAACAATCTAATACTAACTATGATAGTATTGAAGTAGAGAATTTTAGCTCTGATTGGTGGAGATTAAAACTAACTGCTACTTTAACAACATCAACTAGAGTAGCTTTATGGGGTGCAATATCTACAAATGGTACTTCTATTTCGACATCAGCAACTGGTAGTGAAACATATTTCGGAGCACAACTAGAAGAACTATCCTACGCTACATCGTACATACCAACACTAACTGGAAGTCAAGAGGTAAGAGCTACAGAGACTGCAACTGGTGCTGGTAGTGCTGAATTAATAAACTCAACAGAGGGAGTGTTATATGCAGAGATTGAAAGTTTTGTAAATGATGGAACAAATAGATATATAACTTTAACTAACGGAACATCAAATGAGAGAGTAGCTTTATTGCTAGGTGGAAATGATAATCAACTAAGAGCTATCATTTTTAGTGCTACACAAAGTATTAACATATCTTTTGACACACATTCAATAAGCAGCTTACAATTTAATAAATTAGCAGTTAGATATAAAAGTGGAGAATATGCTTTTTATATTAATGGTAGTCCTATAGGAACAGATACAAATACTAATATTTTTACATCTAATACTTTGAATGATTTTAGTTTAAACGTAGGTGGTGGCAGTTTACCTTTCTACGGTAAATGCAAAGCACTAGCAGTATTTAATGAGGCTTTAAGTGATAGCGAACTAACACAACTAACAACGTAATGAGTTTAAGATTAACAGAAATATGTTACCCAGAGGTAAAGAGTTACTACATCGTATGGAACGATAGCGAGACGATAGTATCGTATGGAGTGCTAGAGACCTATCAATGCTTAGAGACTAAGTGGGACAATGTAGACTTATACACTAAGGAAATAGATTGGATAAACATATTAATAGATAACGGTATTAACCCTTTTCCAGAGCAATGATAGTATCAGCGCAAATAGATGAGAGAGAGCTAAATTCTTTAATTAAGGACTTAGAGAAACTTAATATGTCTGATAGTAAAAA